AAAAATAGTTTTTTCGTCTTCATCTTCGCGACCTATACAGCTTCCAAGTGTTTTTTCGTCTATCGCGTGCATGTTATTAATAATAAAATGTGCATAAGTTAATGTGCTAGCGCCTTTTCGTTCATCTGCAAAAATGAAAGTAGCGCTATCCTCAAACTGCATTAAATTACCGTAAACCCATTCTCCGTTATCTATTCGTTTACCTCTAAACTCAATCTCTCTCATGCTTCACACTCCAAATCCCTAACAGGAACAGCAAACTGCCAATAAGCGTCACCTTCGGGCATATCTTTTATTTGAGCTTCTGTCAATTTGGTTCTCCAACCCGTTCTTTTTAGCTTATCAACCCATCTGTAATTTCCAGAAATACATGTTTCGTGTGATTGTATATTTAACAAAAGACACATGTTAATTACTTCTAATTCGTCTGTAGCTTCATTCCGCTTTGAAATCGGTAACTTCACATAATAAAGCAGTTCTTTCTCGACTTCGTAGCCGTCAAGCCAAGCGCGTGCAAGCAATTCACCATTTTCATTATTGTTTTCCATGATCCAGTCGTAGACATTTTCATCTAACGAATCTCTAGAAGTTAATAAATCGCACAATAAATCATGAAGTGTATGACCATCTTCTTTAGAATGATTTTCCAAAAAATCACCTACTAATTTCGGAACTTTTAAAACTGGAGCCGGAGAAAGTAAGTCCCTTTCATCAAGCCAAGTCATGCCCATTTCTCCACTATATTTAATTTGATAGGATATAGCATTTTTAGTTTCTTCTATTTCAGTTACAACACCTTGTTTCAATTCACCTATCCAAATAAACTCTACTTTATCGCCTTCTTTAAATCTCATGCTTGTTCCTCCTTAAAAAGATTTAATTGCATAGGCGGCTCAAAATTGCACCAAATAATTTCTTGCCTATCTGATTTCTTTTCTGATGTAATGCCTACTTTTGTCATTGTTTTAAGAGCTGGCCAGTCTGATAACTCTTGTTTATATAGTTCTGATTCATAGCCGCTTAACATTACTTTGCCCTCATGTTTTTTAAGCACTTTTAGTAACTCTTTGTGTTGCTCTAAACTAAAGTCATGCTGATAATGTGAACTTGCTAAAGAAGTTGCAACATATGGCGGGTCACAATATATCAGTGTATCTTTATCGTTATGCTGTTCAATCAGTTTAATTGCATCTACATTTTCGATTTGAGCGTCTTTCAGTCTTGCTGCAGCTATTCCGATTCGGTTATACATGTCATTCCACTCATATGCATTGTAAGGACCATTCCAAGACACGTTTTTTCTAAATCCAACATTTGCATTAGTCTTGCCTCCGACGGCAAACCAGAGCCTCACAGCCATGCGTCTAGCGTCTTCTAATGAATCACTTGATATTTCATGCGAAAGCATATACTCTTCACGAGAATACAGCGTGTGCATGATTAAATACTGCAGTTCTTCTGGATTATCACGCATTGTTTTAAAAAGATTAACTAGTCGACCGTCTAAATCGTTTATCGTCTCTAAAGTAGCTTTTTGCTTGTTCATAAAGACCGCACATGATCCGCAGAATGGTTCTAAATAACTTTTATGCTCCGGCATATTTTCAATTATTAAATCTGCCAAACCCCATTTACTGCCGGGATAATTAAGTATTCGTTTCACTTTTCCGCCTCATTCCTAGCCGCTAACTGCGCTTTAATTTCCGCCACTTGTCTTTCCATTGCTTCTTTTTCTTCTTCCGTCATCTCTGGCTGTTTAGATGCTTCTTGCTGGTCTTTGTCGAACCAATCTGGCAATATTTCTTGTTTAACTGGCTTGCTGTATTTGTTGAAAGCAGGCTTGTTATATTTCTGCTCTAGCTCTATCTGCCGTTGTTTTTCCGCTGCATCAACATCAGCTATTGTTTTAAATCCTCTGCTTTCCCAGTTTTTAAGAATTTTATTAACATAGGCGTAATTACGTTTGTTAGCTCCTTGTTCTGATGTAACTTCTAAAGCCTTCATGACAATTTCTCGATTACCTGCAAAATCATCTACCCAAGCAAGTAATTTTTCTAGTTCGATTGGAAGCATCATTCCGAATCCGTTTTGTTCCCAAAAATCCTTGAAATTTAAATCGCTGTTGTTGTTGTTGTTAATATCTTTATCTAATTCTTTATCTATATCTATTGCGTTACTTTGCGTAACAGTAACGCTACTTGTAACGTTACACTCTTTATTTCCTTTACTATCACCACTCGCTATTCTGTTCTGCTGCATAGCTTTTCGATGTTTTTCCACTCTTTTTCTTGTTTGCTCACGAACCCTTTCCATGCCGTCAACATTTTGATGTTTTTCCCAATTTTCTATTTCAATCAATCCATTTTCTGTTTTTTGAATCATTCCGAAGCTCTGTAACGTATGTAACGTTACACGTATAATCCCAACATCACGGTTGAAAAGGGTCGCGAGCATGTCTTCCGTATACGGTACATTTTCGTTTAAATAAATGCGTCCTTTGTCGTTAGTTTTTCCAGCTAAAGCTAGAAGCCTAATCCATACAATAAGCATTTGGTTACCCTCTGGCATTTTTTCGAGCAACTTAATCTTTTCATCATCAAACATATTGACGGATAACTTTATCCATTGAATCCCCGACATACTCGCTCCTCCTGTTTTAATTAACTTGTTTTTGCGCCTCTATTTCTGCATCTAGTTTTTTAATTAGTGCAGAAGCTTCACCTTTGCTCATTGATTTTGTATCCGTAATTTTATAACTCTCTAGTACATATTTCGCATCATGTCCAAATGGGTCCCCTACAACGCTTGCTTTCGCAAATATAGCCTTTCTTTGTGCCGGCGATGCTAAATTGTCGCTTTGCTGTATTGGTTGCGTCTGTTTTGTTTGCTGATAATTTTTTGAGCTATTATTTGCTTTTGTATTACCACTAGCACCATTTCCATCATCATCCTCATCACTTGCTATCCCAAAAGCCGCGGACAATGTGTACCTACGAGCGTATGTTAGAGCGCTCCCTGCCCCCTGTGCTGTATTTTTGTCTAGCGGTAACATAAATGGGTCAAACTCGACAAATTCACCACTTGAGTGCATCAATATTGTTTTAACTCCCACTTTATTTTCTTCAGTCAACGGAATTTGTATATAAGATAATCCTAGATCTGGTGCATGTTTTTTTACTGCACTAATGACGTTTTCCAAAGGAACATAACTACTTTTAAAAAATGGATTGTTTGCTGTTTTTGCTGGCTGTTCTACTTTTTCTTGAAATTTGGATAATGCAACACTGAGTTCAATTACAGATTCACTCATTTTCAATCTAATTACCTCACTCTCAATGATTCGGTTTGCACTAATTCAGCGCCCGGGACGTCTCTTCCTTCCTTTAGAGCGCTTGTAATAGCTTTCTTGTCTAATTTTTTAGGTTGCTCTACTAAAAACATGAATAGTTTTTCTTCGTCCTCTAAACGCAAGCTAGGAGGGTTCTTCTGAATGCTAATAGTAAATAATGGGCTTTTGATTTTACGGATATCCACTTTTAACATTTCGCTCTCTAAATACTCTTTCATGTTTTTAGCCTTTGCTTCTAACGCTTTTTTACGCTTCGTTAACCTCTCTACTTCCTTAGCTAATCCCTCAGCCTCAGCATCAATGCTTTTTACCATTTTTATAATATTCTCTGCCTTTTCTTCTATCGGCTCTCTAATGCTATCTAAAGTGTCTTGTAGCGTTTCTGTGTCTAATTCCTCTGCCATTTCTAAGACTTGATTGTATGCTTGAGTCAATTCGTATAATTTCATGCTTGCACGCCTTCTCTCTGCTCAATTTTTTTAGCTAGTTTTTCATGTATATCAATTAATTCATCAAATAGTTTAGATCCTTCTAAGTTAGTTGATTGCTTCTTTAGTAAGTTATAAAGCGGTGTTAATTCATCGTCATAATCATGTATCACGACTTTAAAGCCATAATGAATCGTTTTAAAATTATCCATGTTATCCCTCCATTGATTAAATTTCGGATTTAAGGTATAATTTCTTTAAGGTAATATCTCAAATCCCGGACCCACACTGCTATGTGGGTCTTTTTTTATTCTTCATTTTCCGCCTCGTCCTCATTAGTACGCTCTAATTCCTCTAAATATTCGTTATGCCAAATTTGGCTTATTCTTTCAAAACTGGACCAACAAGCATCTACAACCATCGGATTTTCAACCATGTTTTTTATCACTTCCTCTCAGCCAGTAGCCTGCGATTACAGACATAAACGACACGAAAATCATTACTGCGAACACATCCATTATCTTGTGACCTCCTCATATCCCTTAAGTTTTAATTCTTCTATATAGTCCGTCATGTTGTCGCAACCTGTTTCGTTTAACGGGATTTTCTGCTGAAACGCCGGATTAGCAATCATTTTTGTTCTGCTATTTGTATGAATTTCGCTATCTCCGAAGTTTGTTGTCTTTCTGAAAACTCTTTCTGTCATTGTTGTAGCCCTCCTTCAAGCCATATTTTTTGTGTTTTCTTCAATCCAAGTGAAAACTAAATTCCGTGGATATCTAGATTGCAAATGCTTAAACTTTGGAAATCCTTCTTTTTTTACAATCGTCGAACTAACATAAGACGTTGTGCAAGAAAATATTTCTGCTAAATGTTTGTTGGTTAGCAGTTCGGGATACTCCATGAACGACTTGCGTCCATCGGCTACGCCTTCTTTATATGCTTTATCAGCAACTGCTTTAAAAATTGGCATTAACATTTCCGCGTCTTTCTTCGCTAAGGATATATCCATTTAACTCTCTCCTTTGTTAAACTATTATTTATTCCGGCTTTGTATTAAGCCCTCTTTTTGGTAAAATTTATCTCTCTTTTCTAAAATTTGCTGTAAATCTATACTGAAAGTTTTTGCAATACTTGTGTTTAGTGTTAAGGCAGTTGCAATCACGTCTGCAATTTCTGCAATAGCTTGTTTAGCTGCTTCTCGTTGTAACATGTCACCTTTTCTTAAATTGAACGTCATCGTATCTAAGCCGTTTCTCAGCGTGTTTATCGCTTCTATTACTTCTAGTTCAAATCGACAGGTTAAAGATGCGTGGTGGTTGTCCAGCCCGTTCAGTAGAGGCGGAATCATTCCATTGCTAAATTCATGTGCGAATAAGTAAGTACTCTGTGGCTCGTTGTAGCTATCAATTAACTGTTCTGCTTGTTCAAGTGAAACTGTTCTCTTTCCTTTTAACTGGTTACTTATTAACGCTGGCGTTACATAACTGTCTATCGCTAGCTCTTTTTGCGAATGAGTTTCTGCTAAAACTTGCATCGCATTTTGTGCATATGTTGATTTTTGAAACATAATATCTCAATCCTTTTTGTTTATTTTTTAGCGATTAATTAACAACTTATTGTTATATACTATTGTTAGTCGCTCCCCGTGACTATTGTTGTCTGTATGAGCGTCGTTGTGGTAGGCGACGCTTAACTTATAACTTGATCGTGTTCTTCTAATAACTTGTTTAATAGATATACTTGTCCTTTGCCTGTTATTTGTGGGGTATAAGTGGTTTTCATTAAGCCGTTTCTGTCTGTATGAATATATGTTTTTTGTTCGAACAATCCTAAGTTCATCGCCTTTTGCGATGGTTTGTTGTAATAAGCACCTTTACTTAGCAAATAACCGCTTCCTCTCAGCCATTCGAAAAGCCTGTTTTGCCCTATATCTAATCCTTTTTGTTTTAGAATAGTAGCTAAATCTTTTACTAAAATTGTGTTCTCGCTCGTTTGTACAGCTTCCGCAAAAACTACTTTCGGCTTTTGCTCCTCAAGTTGCTTTAAAGCCACTTGCTTCTCTTGTTGTTCCTCAATCCATTTTTTAGCTCTAGCGACTGGATCTTCTATCATGTATGAAAATGCTGGATATTCAGTTGCTAATTTCCTCGCTTGTTTTTCTACTTCAATGAAGTATTTTCGAATTGCTCGACCCATTTCATTGTTTTGTACCATCGCTAATTCCTTAGCAGTGTCTAAAGTTAGTAAGTATTCTGTTCTAGGTCTTCCAAATGTACTTTCTCCCAAAATTGGGAAATAGTCTTCATCCTTTGAAAATCCGTAATTACTAAACTTATCGGTAATCCAAGTAGCAAATTTTTTACCGACTTGCAAGCTTTGATGTAGTTCGCGTGCATTTACGAATTTCTCGCCTTTTTCGTTTTCCATAACTGGCAACATATCATTTGCAATTACTTGTAAATTAGTCATTTTATTTCCTCCTATTTTGGTTACTCTCCAATCTGCTATAATTAGTTTGATTGGAGGTGATATTATGGCTTATAGCGAAAAAATTGCTGACGATATTAGAAAACTTTATGCTGCTTCTCCTCTCGGTATCTCCGAATATACTTTAGAACAGTATAGTCAGCAGGATGTCTCAGATACGGTTAATGCGATGCATGCAATTGATCAAGAAAAAATTCAAGAAACGGAAATTGATTACACGGGAACCGCTCGAATTACTTTTAACAAATAAACTACATATCCGCTGTTATTAGTATCTAGCGGCGGATAAATTTCTTATAAGCCTTTTCTCAAACTTTTTCGTGACTTTTCGTTACAACTCTATCAAAAAAAATTTCATCTACCTTTCTATTGTATAACTTTGCAATATTAAACATCAGTGTTAAGGACGGATTTCTAGATCCATCTTCTATATATCCAAGATGTTGTGGCGTTATCCCCAAAGACCTTGCTACACTTGCTTTACTTCTCTCTCCCCTTAGTTCTTTAAGGTTGTTACTCATAAAATGCTCACCCTCTTTCGTAACTTTATGTTACTTTATATATATTAATATACACGTAACTTTACGTTACGTCAAGAGATAATTGTAACTTTTTTTTACATATCGAGATTTTAATTGAACGTAACACAAAGTTACTATATCATTGTGAGTACAGGAGGCGATTATATGTTCGGTGACAGATTACGTTCATTACGCGAAAACAAAAATCTAACTCAGCAAAAAGTAGCTGATGATTTGAATATAAAAAGAGAAAATCTTTCTAATTATGAAAGAAATAAAAGAGAACCCGATTACGAAATGCTGAAAAAACTAGCTGAATATTATGGAGTATCACGCTCTTATATATTAGGTGAAACAGATAAAAAACATTATTGGGAGTTGAATGACAAGGACGAACGAAGCATTCAAAAAGATCTTCAAAAAATGATTGACGATCTTTCTAATTCAGACGCCTTTGCTTACTCGAAAGAAGATGGAGAAATGGATGAAAACACAAAAAAACTATTAATTATGTCTCTTGAAAATTCGTTAAGGATTGCAAAAGAAGAATCTAAGAAACGATTTACTCCTAAAAAATATCGAAAATAAATTAGGTGGGATAGCATGGAGATGAGTGAATTTATACAGCAACAGATACAAAAGCTTGTTAATATTCATGAAACAAGAAATCCGTTTTTAATTGCGAAAGAAAAAGATATTCTTATATTAAAAGAAGACTTAGGTGAAGTTTACGGTTATTATAATAAAATAAACAGAATTAAAATGATTCATTTAAATAACCTCTTTTCAGATGAGCGGCAATTTTTTACTTGTGCTCACGAACTATGCCACGCTCTTATACATCAAGATGAAAATACCCCCCAACTTTCAAAACAAACTATTGTATCAGAGTGGAAAGTTGAAAAAGAAGCCAACTATTTTGCAACACAGCTGCTTATAGACGGAAGCCATTTAGAACATTATATTGATACTACAGATAAAATAATTAACTTTTATGGATTACCCGAAGAAATGAAAAAATATATATAAGGGAGAAAAACGAGATGACTAAATACAAAAGTCTATTAAAAAAATGGTGGTTTTGGTTACTAATTATCTTGCTTATCGCTATAAGTTCATTTTTACTTTGGTATACTCAATCTTATAATTCTGAATGGGGTAAAGGGCTATCAAAGGAAGACAAAGAGGTATTGGAAAAGGCGAATAAGTCAACAAACGAATTTAATAAATTTGCAAAAGAAGCTAACTCGGGCATCAAATCGTTTAATAACGATGTAACAATTGATCCGCAAATAGTAATTAATCCTTTTACTAAAATGGGAGATAATATTACCGAAAGATCAGACGAATTTATTAAAGATTACGATGAATATTCTATCTCAATCCAAAATATCTTAAAAGATGATTATAATAATATAAAAAAACTTAGAGATGACGTTGTTGCACAACAGGAAGAAATTAAAAGTATTTACTCAAATGCTCATAATTATAACAGAGAATTATCCACTGTTGAATCTAAAATAGTAGAAAATATATATCAAGAAATGCATAAAGAACAAAAAGAAAGCTTAGGATTAAAAAATCATGAATTCAAAAAAAATGCTGAGTTCAGTGATAAAGCAATAAAATTAATGTCTGGTGTTGATTAAAAGAGAGCCTCCGGGCTTTTCTTTTTACCACTATTAAGAACGTATGTACGTAAAGGAGATGTTTTGATATGGCTACAATACAATCGTATATAACAAAATCTGGCGAAAGATTTTTTTATCAGATTTATGAAGGAGTCGATCCAAAAACAAGAAAACCTATATTCAAAAAGAAAAGAGGTTTTTTAACTGAATTAGATGCTCGATTAGCGGCTAAAAATTATGAGGATAACGAAGGGGAAGAGAACAAAATAGTCGATTATTCTAAATTAACTTTTTTAGATGTGTATAATGAGTGGTGGAAATTGACTTCAATAGGTTTAAAAATAAGTACAGTTGCAACATATGAATCATTATTTAAGAATCATATATTGCCCGTTTTAGGAAAGTGGTCTATTCAGAGCATAACAAAAAAAGATGCTCAAACATTTATTACTGACTTAATGTCTCTAGTTAATAATCCAGAAATCGAACTTTCCCGTTCGACAGTGCAAAATATTAAAATCAAAACAGCACAAGTCTTTAAATATGCAATGGAAATGGACTATGTAGGTAAAAACGCATTTGAATTTGTAGTAGTTCCGAGATCGTTTAACGATTTGTACGCAATGGATGATGAAGAACAACAACGAGATTTTTGGTATCGAGATGAATTGTTAACTATGCTGAATTATTTTAAAGAAGAGTGCGAAAACAACGTTTATATGCTATTTAGATTGCTTGTTTTTTCAGGTGCGAGAAAAGGAGAAATTTTAGCATTAAAAATTTCAGATGTTAACTTCGATAGAAGCGGAATCCATATAAGAAAAACTCTTTTTTATAAAAAGGGATATCACTTATTAAAAACCAAAAATTATAAAACAAGATTTATCCCTCTCGACGACATTACAATCCATGAATTAAATAAACATATTGCTAACTTAATTGATACTACTAAAATATTAGCTGCTGAAAATATAAAATTTAATAATGATAACTTCTTGTTTCCTCGCTCTAATGGAGAACCTCAACGACTAGCAATGCCAAATGATGAACTAAATAAATTGTATAAAAAGCACCCAGATCTTTTAAAATTAAAAATTCATTCATTTAGACATTCGTACGCCTCTGCTCTTTTTGCCGAAGGGAAGCCCGCTAAAAAAGTTCAAGCTTTACTTGGACACAAATCAATCAAAGAAACTATGGATACTTATACGCACGTAATTTTAGATTATTATGATCCAGAAATAGAAAAAGACACCCTCCCGCTGTATAATTTCATCTAA